AAAGAGGCTGTTATTAAATATAAAATAAGTGAAAAAGATTTACATAGTTATATAGATAAAGAAATTAATTTAGAATTACAAAGGGAGGCTTAATGGCTTTTGCTACGAGAACATTAAAAGACACAACTCACACAGCTACAGTAATATGTGATTTTACAAATGAAAGTTCCGGTGGAACTGCTGTTGATGCTAGTGGTTTAGCAGGACATAATAATGGTGCTAAACTATCTATTTCACATATTTGGTATGGAATATCTCATGCTGCTGATGATGGTGCTACAATAACATTTCAAGGATCCTCATCTCACTTAACTGCTATAACAGTAGCAGGAACAGGTGAATATGCAGGACCAGCAATATCAAATCATGCTACAAATGCTACTGCTACATCGGGAGATATATCTATAGCAGGAACAGGTGCTTGCACCGGATTTATTGTTTTAGAATTGAAAAAAGATGCTAACTTTGATGATGTTGAGTAATGTCTATCACGACCACAAATATTGTAGATGATACTAATAAAGTCATCACTTCAGTTAGTGGTATAGGGGGAGAAACAGAACAACTTCTCTTGGATGCTTCAAAGTTAAGTAAAGCAGATAGTGCTCCTAGATTAAGTGTTGAAAATATTCATTATGAAATACAAGGAACAGGAAATATTAAATTATATTGGGATGCTGAAATTGATGAAGAAATACTTGAATTAAATGGTTACGGAAATTACGGATTAGTTCCATCTGAAAAAAATAAAGAAATATCTTCCACTACATCATCCCCAAATGGCGATGTTTTATTAACATCAGATAGTAATGTAAAAAAATATAATTTAGTTGTAGAATTTAAAAAAGAAAAAGGATTTACAGCAAGTTAAAATGGCAGATACAGTAACAAGTCAAACTTTAACAGATACAAGTGGCGTTAAAACCGTTATTAAATTCACTAATTCAAGTGATGGCACAGGAGAATCACTTGTTAATAAAGTTGATGCTAGTGCCTTAACCCATTTAACTGAAGATGGAACAAAAGTAATATCAAAAATTAATTGGTCTATTAATACAGCTGATTCGAAATCAGGTGTAGAAATAATTTGGGATGGTGCAACAAATTCTACTGCTTGTTTTTTATCAGGTCAAGGATATTGGGATTTGAGAACAGATGGTAATGAAATATCTAACAATTCAACAACTCCAACAGGCGATATTTTGTTCTCTACAAAGAATTTTGCTAGTGGAGATAATTATACTATAATATTAGAAGTAAGGTAAGTTATAAATATTAGTATATGTCAGATTTAAACGATAAATTAATTAATGTAATAATTAAGAGTAAGAGTAAATCTACTCTTGGAGAATCTTTTCGTGATGCTTTCTTATATAAGTTTCACAATAAAAAAGAAGAAGCAAAGATTAATTACATTAGAAATAGAACCATTAAAGATGGTTATAGTGTATTAGCTAAAGATATTAATAAGTTAAGAACACAATTAAATGGTTATCCTGTTAAAAAGGGTGATAGATTAACTGCTGTTGATAGAAACATTAAAACAAATGTAAAAGCAACTAAAGATAAAATATTTATTCTTGCAGGTTTAAGAGGATATATTGAAGTAGATAAAGATGCCGTTCATGTAGTTAATGAAGGTTTTGAAAGAACAGTTCAAGCACTTTTAAAACAACACGGTGTTCATTATGCAAAATTTAGATATGGTGAAATTCATGTGAAAAGTTCTACTATTGCAAAAAAAGTAAAGAAAATTTTAGATTTAGATAGTGGTGTTGCTTATACACCTAATATACATTCTCCAGGTATGTCTTTTACAAGTCCTAAAGAATCAGTAAATGAATCACATAATTGTGACCAAACACATCCAGGTGTTACTCACGAAAATTGGAAAAAGTATCATAAAAAAACAAAAAAAGAATCAGTTGTTAATTGGGAAGCAGAAGCAAATGCAACCGATATACAACAAAAAAAGATTGCAATAGAAACAATAAAAAACCCTGCTAAAGCATTACTCGGTGGAATGAGTGAAGAACAAGCAGAAAAGATTTTAAAAACTGTTCACAAATATACAGATGAACAAATCTTAAAATTAAGAGAAGTAAATAAAAAGAAATGAAACTAATAACAGAAAACATAGAAAATGTAGAGTATATTACCGAAGAAACTAAAGATGGTGAAAAAAATTATACTATTAAAGGCATTTTTATGCAAGCTGATGTTAAAAATCGTAATGGAAGAGTATATCCAAAAGATATACTAACAAAAGAAGTCTTTAGATACAATAAAGATTTTATCAATAACAAAAGAGCTTTTGGCGAATTAGGACACCCTGAAGGTCCTGTTGTTAATCTTGAAAGAGTTTCACATATGATTAACAAATTATATCCAGATGGAGATAACTTTATAGGCGAAGCCAAAATACTCGACACACCTTATGGAAAAATTGTCAAGAATCTAATTGACGAAGGCGCTAAACTTGGTGTTTCCTCTAGAGGAATGGGAACATTAATTCATAAAAATGGCGCAAATCATGTCAAGGATGATTTCTATCTAGCAACAGCCGCTGATATAGTTGCAGATCCATCCGCTCCAAATGCTTTTGTAGAAGGCATTATGGAAGGAAAAGAATGGGTTTGGAACAATGGAAATTTAAGAGAACAAGATATAGATGCTCTTAAAATGCAAGTTGAGTCAGCAAAAAGAACACAAAGAGCTGAAGTAAATGCTAGAGTATTTCAAGAATTTTTGAAAAAAATTTAAAATAAAATTATTTATTTTTATAAATAAGAGTAGTATATGGTAACTTTATATAGTTACTTTATATTCGTTAATTAACGACTATAAGAGGAGATTATTCCATATGGCCGATACTAAAACTGATGCAAAAGAACAACTAAACGAGCAAGACCCAGCAACTATTACTGATGCTCCTAAAAAAGGTGCTGTTCCTGGAGAGCAATCTCATATTGGACAAAGCTTTGACGATTTAGGAAGCGCTGTAGTTTCTCCGGTTGATGCGAGAAAAGGACCTTCTGATGCTAATAAAGACAACAAAGCAGTCAAACAAGTAGTAAATGCTAAAGCACTACCTGGTCACCAAGCTGCAAATGATGATACAGAAGCCGGCGTTCAAAAGGCTGATGAACCTTCAGATGAAGATGGTCCAGATAAAGCTAAAGTAAGAAAAACTACTAGTGAGGCTAAAACTGTTAAGAAAGAAGTTAGTGAAAAGCCTAAAAAAGTTAAGGCTGATGGTGCGATTGATGAGAAAGAAATTTCTGAAAAATCAGATCCAAAAGCAATTGACAAAAGAGTTAAAGACATTGATGTAAAAGAAGATGTTGCAGCTCTTGTAGATGGCGATTCTGACCTTTCTGACGAGTTTAAGCGAAAAGCAGCTACTATTTTTGAAAGTGCTGTTAAAGCTAAAGTGAAAGACGAAATTATCAGGCTCGAAAAAGAGTATGGTAATAAAGTTGAAACTGAAACTGCTAAACTTAAAGAAGGTTTAGTGGAGAAAGTTGATTCATACTTAAACTATGTGGTCGAGGAATGGATGAAAGAGAATGAACTTGCAATTGAGCGCGGAATTAAAGGCGAAATTGCTGAAGATTTCATTTCAGGTCTTAAAAAACTTTTTGAGGACCATTATATTGATGTTCCTGACGAAAAATATAACATTTTGGAAGACCAAGCCGGTAAGATTGAAAATCTAGATAAAAAACTTAACGAGCAAATCGACAAAAATGTTACTTTAAATAAAGAAGTAGGCACTTTTAAAAGAGAAGAAATTTTGAGTAAATCAAGTAAAGACTTGGCAGATACTCAAAAAGAAAAATTTGGAAAGCTTACTGAAAATATAGAATATAAAGATGCTGAAGATTTTGAAAAAAAGGTTTCACAAATTAAGGAATCTTATTTTCCAAAAAAATCTAAAGCTAAAAGTGATGATGTGGTTGATGATATTTCAGCAACTAAAACTGACGAGAATCTTAATGATGCTATGTCAGCGTATAGTGCTGCTATTTCTAAAACCAAAGATATTAAATTATCAAATTAATTAATTAATTTTAATAATAGGGGAGAAAATAAATGTACCTATCTGAATCTTTAGAAAAAAAATGGCAACCCATTTTGGAACACGGTGATTTACCAAAAATCAGCGATACTTACAAAAGGGCTGTTACTAGCGTAATTCTAGAGAATCAAGAAAGAGCTTTGAGAGAAGATAGAAGTTTTTTATCTGAAGCTGGTTCACCTGTTACTCCACAAAATGCAACTGACTCAACTTATGTTCAAAATTGGGATCCAATTTTAATTAGTTTAGTCCGTAGAGCGATGCCTAATCTTATCGCATATGACATTTGTGGCGTTCAACCAATGACAGGTCCGACAGGCTTAATATTTGCTATGAGAAGTAGATACACTTCACAAAGTGCTACTGAAGCTTTATTTGACGAAGCCGATTCTGATTTCGCTGGAAGAAATGCTGCTGGTTCTGCCGTAGATGGCGGTTCCACCGCAGCACACTCTGGTACTAATCCTGCTGTGTTAAATGATTCACCTGCTGGTACCTATACAACTGGTACAGCGATGACAACTGCAGCTGCAGAAGCCCTTGGTGGTCGAACAGAAGACCAATTTGCTGAAATGGCATTCTCAATTGAGAAATCAACCGTTACAGCTAAATCAAGAGCTTTAAAAGCTGAATACACAATGGAATTAGCTCAAGACCTTAAAGCAATCCACGGTCTAGATGCTGAATCCGAACTTGCGAACATACTTTCTGCTGAAATTTTAGCAGAAATTAATCGTGAAGTTGTTAGAACAATTTACACAAATGCAGAAAAAGGCGCTGGAGTAAATACCACTACTGCAGGTATCTTCGATTTAGATACCGACTCAAACGGTAGATGGTCCGTTGAAAGATTTAAGGGTTTAATGTTTCAACTTGAAAGAGATGCAAATGTTATTGCACAAAGAACTCGTAGAGGAAAAGGTAATATAATTATCTGTTCATCTGATGTAGCTTCTGCTCTTCAAATGGCTGGTGTGCTCGATTATGCACCAAAACTAGACAACAATCTTAATGTTGATGACACAGGCAATACTTTTGCTGGTGTTCTTAACGGTAGATATAAAGTCTATATTGACCCTTACTCAGCAAACAATGCTGCTAAACAATATTATGTCGTTGGATATAAAGGCACATCACCTTATGATGCTGGTCTTTTCTATTGTCCATATGTTCCACTACAAATGGTGAGAGCAGTTGGTCAAGACAGTTTTCAACCAAAAATTGGTTTTAAGACTAGATATGGTCTTATCGCTAATCCATTTGCTGAAGCTGGAACTTCTGATGCTGCTGTGCAAACAGGTGCTGGAAGTGCTGATTCCAACAGATATTATCGTAGAGTTGAAGTTACAAACTTAATGTAATCTTTTACACTACTATTGTTATAAACACGGATTGTAAAAATTATTGGGGCAGGGTGTAAATCCTGTCCCTTTTTTTTGGATAAATAATATTATGACAGAATGGAAAAGAAAGACTAAAGCTAAAAGATTTACTTCTTGGCAACATCTAGCTAAACAAACAATCAGTAAAGAATATTCTACATTAATGTCGCAAATGCACTCCGACAAAGCTACTTTTGGAGGAGATATAAAAGCTTTCAGGGTTATAGATAGATTGATTATAAAATATAAAATAAAAAGTATTATTGATTATGGTTGTGGTAAAGGCGATTTGATGTTTAATATAAGAGAAAAATATCCTAAAATAGAAGTGTTTGGATTTGACCCTGGTAATCCTGATTTCGCAATACTCCCAACTAAACAATATCAAATGATTATAACATCAGATGTGATGGAACATATTGAACCTAGATTTTTAAATAATGTTTTAGAACATATTAATAGTTTATTTACAGATATTGGATATTTTTATATTGCAACTTCTCCATCAAAAAAAGATTTATCTAATGGCAGAAATGCTCATCTTATTGTAGCAGGTCCAGATTATTGGAGAGAAAAAATAGAAAAGAAAATTGATGGTAAAATTATCTGGGAAGATATAGTAGAAAGAAGTTTTACTAGTAAAGGTAATTTTGGAGAAGTTAAGTTATTTGGTAATTATAAGATGAAAAAAAATAAAAAATTTGAAGCGAACAAATACTATGCTCTTGTTAAAAAACAAACATAAATAGTATATATGACAACTAAATCAGCATATCAAAGACAACCAACAAAGTTAGACTATGCAAGTCCTACACAATTTAGGTTTAATATTATCAAATTACCTAAAGTAGAATATTATTGCACAGCAGTAAATATTCCAGGAGTATCATTAAATAATGCTAGTCTTTCTACACCTTTAAAAGAAGTTCCTTTACCTGGAACTACTTTAACTTACGAACCTTTAGTTTTAACATTTATGGTAGATGAAAATTTAGAAAATTATAGAGAAATACACGGTTGGTTAACAGGATTAGGATTCCCAAAAGATTGGGCTCAATATAAAAGTCTTTTAGCTGGTGGTGAAGATAGATTTCCACCATCAGGTTCAAAGGGCATTCAAACAGAACCAGGAAAAATAAAACCTCCAACTGATGAAGGTGCTATATATTCCGATGCAACATTAACAGTTTTAACATCAAAAAATAATCCTAATTTAGAAGTAAGATTTAGAGATGTTTATCC